GCAGGCCAAGGCCGCCACCGCGCCGCAGGCCACCGCGCCGCAGGCCAAGGCCACCGCCACCGCGCCGCAGGCCAAGGCCAAGGCCAAGGCCGCCACCGCGCCGCAGGCACCGCGCTTCGTTATGGGTCCTTGGCCGGTTACGTCGCAGGGTACCGACTCCATACGCGGCTATTGCTACAGCGTCGCTAAGCGCCTTGGCAAGGCCTATCCCAACGGCTTTACCGCCGCGCAGTACGCCAGCGCACTGGCTGCCAATGCTGAAGGCACCACCTACCGCCAGCCGTCCGCGGGCTGGGGTACTGCCGCCAAGCCCAATGGCAACGCTATGTCTCATGCCAAATGGTTTGGTCGCGTCAAGCAAGGCTGGCTCGTTCCTGCTCCTGCCGCCGCCAAGGCGTAACACCCTGCCCTGCCCTGCCCTATGTGGCAGGGCAGGGTACCCTACCCCGCCCCAAGGGCGGGGCGGGGTAACCCTACCCCATGCCGCCCACTCCCCCCCACCCCTCCCGCGCTGACTTTAGACCATTCATCATCTTCCAAAAATAAAAATAAACCCACGACTATGAGCACTTGTCTTTTGCACTTCCACGTGATACAATCATAGTCTTTCGCCTGAATTCGAGGCTTGTCTTTGTGACCTCCAACACCTACCATACCGTGCCAGCGCCTATTGGGAGGAACCACGAGTGGCAATGATGTCATGAGCATACAATTCCCGAGCAACGTCGTCTGGAAACCCATGCCGGGAAGCCAAGAGGCATTCCTGTCTGCAACTCCGATCTTTGAGGTTCTATTCGAAGGAACTCGAGGAGGTGGTAAGACTGATTCGCTGCTCATGTCTTTTTCCATGCACGTCGGCAAAGGATACGGTCCTGCTTGGAAAGGCATTCTGTTTCGCCAGACCTACAAGCAGTTGACTGACGTTATTTCGAAAACCAAGAAATGGATCCCGCAGATCTGGCCGGAAGCGAAATTCAACCACTCCGAGCATACTTGGACTTGGCCGACTGGTGAGCAACTTCTTCTTCGTCAGTTCGCCAAAGACCATGACTACGACAACTATCACGGACACGAATATCCATGGATTGGCTGGGAAGAACTCTGCAACTGGCACAGTGACAGCGGCTATCGACGCATGTTTTCGACCTGCCGGAGTTCGAAGAAAGGTATGCCTCGCATGGTGCGGGCTACGACGAACCCTTATGGACCCGGACACAACTGGGTCAAACATCGGTTCAAGCCCAACACGATGAACATGATCGTTCGGAAGGACCTCAAGGATGAAGATGGTCTTTCGGAGCCGAGCCGTTTGTCAATCCACAGTCACATTGATGAAAATACGGCTCTTCTGGAAGCTGACCCCGATTACAAGCAGAAAATCGCTGCTTCTGCTCGTAACGAGGCCGAAAAGAAGGCTTGGTTGGAAGGTTCCTGGGACATTGTCGCTGGTGGCATGTTCGATGACGTCTGGAACCCGAAATATAACGTTCTCAAGCGTTTTTTGATCCCAGACAACTGGAAAATCGTGCGTTCCTTCGACTGGGGAGCCTCGAAACCATTCTCTGTTGGGTGGTGGGCCATTTCTGACGGTTCAGACGTTGAAATTCAGCCCGGAGTATGGAAATCCACTGTGAAAGGTGATGTGATTCGCGTCAGAGAGTGGTACGGCAGCACTGGAAAGCCAAATGAAGGCCTCGATCTTCTCGCTTCCGATATCAGCGAAGGCATTATCAAGAGAGAACTGGAGTGGGGATGGAGAGAACAGGGCCAGAACTGGTGTCGCGTGAAAGCTGGCGTCGCTGACAGCCAGATTTTCGCTGCTGAGAACGGAAATTGCATTGCTACGGACATGAAAGTCAGGGTTCGACTGGACGATGGCTATCGCTATCCAGGCATTCAGTGGAACCCTGCCGATAAAAGGCCGGGAAGTCGTGCTACGGGCTGGACACAAATGAGGCAGAGACTGAAAAACGCTCATCCGAACGTGAAAATCGTGCGTGATGAGCCTCGATTGTATCCTCGGGAGAAAGCTGGCCTGTTCGTGTTTGAAGACTGTGCCTCTTTCATCGAGACCATCCCTGTTTTGCCTCGTGACGAGACGAATATGGATGACATCAATACTGATGCAGAAGATCACGTCGCAGACGAAACACGATACCTCATTCGTTGGGTTACAACTCCGGGATCATCTGGCGTGATAACGGGATATAACTGACACAAAACGCTTGCCAAGAGCAGCAGGACCGGAGTAGGTTGACAGCCATGACCAGCACACTCGCATCGCAACACCCATCTTTCTCAGCGGCCAGCCCTGACTGGACTCTGATGCGTGACGCCTACAAAGGCGAGCGCCATGTGAAGAGCAAGGGTGTGCTCTATCTCCCGATGACCAGTTCGCAAGTCTTGGACGGTGCTATCACTTCAGCGACATCGGTTGGCTTCATCGCTTATCAGGCGTACAAGCAGAGAGCGCGTTTCCCGAACTTCACCCGGGAAGCTGTGCAGATGGCAATCGGCATGATGCACTCACAGCCCGCTGAAATCAAGCTGCCGAAAGCCATGGAGAAGATCGTGTCTCGGCAGGGTGAGTCTTTGCAGGTGCTCCTGCGAAGAATAAATACCGAGCAACTGCTCACTGGGCGCATCGGCCTCATGGCTGACATGCCAACGAACCCCGTTCCTGGAGAAGATCTGCCCTATCTCGCGACGTACATCGCTGAGCGCTGCATCAACTGGGACGATGGAACTGTTGAGCAACTTGTTCCCCAGAAGTTGAACCTTGTCATCCTCAACGAGAGTGAGCAGGTTCGCACTGCTGATTTTGGTTGGGAAAACAAAGACAAGTATCGCGTCCTCATCTTGGGCGATGCACGGGACAATGAACCCAAAGGGACCTATCGGCAGGGCGTATTTGAAGAGACCAATTACAGTGAGGTGTCTCTCAAGGCTCCATCGTGGCGTGGTCGTACGTTGGAAGAAATTCCTTTCGTGTTCATCAACTCCTGTGATGTCACGTCTGACGTCGATGATCCGCCTCTTCTGGACCTCGGCAACATCTGCATGGCGATCTATCGTGCTGAGGCAGACTATCGGCAGAACCTGTTCATGCAGGGACAAGATACCTTCGTGACCATTGGTGGCGGCTTCGATGAGACTGATAAGGTCCGTGTCGGGTCAGGCGCACGCCTTGATCTGCCTATGGGTGCTGACGCGAAGTACGTCGGTGTCCAGAGCCAAGGTCTCAGCGAACAAAAAGACGCAATCACCAATCTGGAAGGCCGTGCCTCCTCCATGGGCGCTCAAACGCTGGACAGCACGTCTCGCCAGCGTGAAAGCGGTGATAGCTTGCGTATCCGTGTTGCTGCTCGTACAGCTGACATGAACCAAGTCGCTGAGACTGGCGCAACTGGCCTCGAGCAAGTGCTGAAGATCTGTGCACGCTGGATGGACGAAGATCCCAGTGAAGTTTCGGTCATCGCCAACAAAGAGTTTGGCGAAATGCCGCTCACTGGTCAAACGATGGTTGAAATTGCAACGGCTCGCAACCTTGGCTGGCCGATCAGCGCTCGTTCGATGCACGATCTGTCTCGGAAGCGTCGCATGACTACCAAGACGTTCGAAGAAGAAGTTGCTGAGGCTGAGAAAGAGAGCAAGGACGAGAAGTTCGTGTTCGGGAAGCCTGACACTGGTTCGAACACTGCCATTCAGCCCAATGACCCGAACAATCCCAATGGGAACACGGGTGGCGGTGACAAGACGAATGGGCAGACAACTCATCCTTCTGGAAGGACGCAGACAAAATGATCTATACCTGTCTCTTCGGAGCAGGTTGTTTCGCGCTGGGCTCACTGCTCGGTTAACATAACCAGTCAAGGTGATCTTGACTTTAGATGGAGAACGGATATGGATCCGCTCGAACTTGTTTACGACAAACTCGATGCAGTGCCCGAAGCGTTCCGTGGTCTTTACACGGAGAAAGACGGCAAGGCAGTCCTCACGCACATCAACGGCATGAAGACGCAACAGGACATCGCCAACGTCCAGGAGGCCCTCCGCAAAGAACGGGAAGATCACAATGCTGTGAAAACCTCGCTCAGGGCGTGGGGTTCGCTGAAGCCGGACGAGGTTCAGTCAAAGCTGGACCGGATCGCCGAGTTGGAAGCCGCTGCTGGCGGAAAACTCGACGAAGAGGCGATGCAGAAGATCATCGATGCTCGCCTTGGGCAGAAGACCGCTCCTCTGGAACGGCAACTCCGTGACCTGACGGTCGAACGTGATACTCTTGCGCAAGAGCGTGATACTCTTCATGAGAGCATCCAGCGCCGTGACATGAACGATGTCATTCGTTCTGTGGCTACGGAAATGAAGGTGCTCAGCACTGCGATCCCCGATGTGGAGATGGTGGCTGCTGCGTATCTCGAGCGCGACGTCACGACTGGAGAGTTCATCGTGAAGGCTGATGCCAAGGGTGTGACGCCCGGAACCGACATCAAGGGCTTCATGAAGGACATGCAGAAGCTGCGTCCTCACTGGTGGCCTGCTTCTGCTGGTGGTGGTGCTGGTGGCGGTGGCTTCGGCGGTGACAACGGTGATAACCCGTGGTCTGCCAAGGGCTGGAACATGACCAAGCAGGGACAGTATGTCCGCGAGCATGGCATGGCGAAAGCCCAAGAGGCTGCGAAAGCTACCGGCTCGGTAATCGGAGCAACACATCCTCCGGCCGTGAGAAAATAGGCTTGCTCCCCGCAAGGGGGCACGCTATACAAGGGGCACGCTTGCGGGGTGTGGTAGCCGACCGCAGGCTTACCTCGGCTGATACTAACAGCCAAAGCGCCCCGATTGAGTTTAACTCTCGGGGCGCTTTCTTAACTAAAACCCTGTTGCAAATCCCTCCGGTTTGAGTTAGCTTACCTCAGTTCTCGATGACGTGGGTCATCAGCCCAAATCCGCGAACATGGGTTCGCTTTCCCAGCACCACGAAAGGAAATCAAATGGCCGCAGGACCCGCGACTCGGGTGAGCGACGTCATCGTCCCCGAAGTCTTCACTCCTTACATGCAGAACCTGACGGAGGAAAAGTCTCGTCTGGTTCAATCTGGTCTGCTCGCCCGCTCCCAGCCGCTCGACACTCTGCTCGCTGGTGGTGGTCTGACGTTCCAGGTGCCCTCGTGGCGCGATCTGGACAATGACGCTGAGCGTGTCTCGACTGACACTTCGGTGCCGTTCGCTGATGCCGATGCAGCGTTGCCCGCTGGTGTCGTTCGTCCCCCGAACCCGTTGAAGATCAGTTCGCTGAAAGAAATCGCCGTTCGCCTGAACCGGAACAACTCGTGGTCCACGACCGACCTCGCAGCCGTTCTGGCCGGCTCCGATCCAATGAACGCGATTGCTGATCGCGTCGCTGCCTACTGGACCCGTCGTCTGCAAGCCGCGTTCATCGCGACCTGGAACGGTGTCATCGCTGACAACGCGGCCAACGATACGGCTGATTATGCCAACGATATCTCGGGCGCTGGCTTCGTCGATGGTGTGACCAACTTCTCGGCCGAAGCGTTCCTCGATGCAGCGCAGACGATGGGCGACTCGCAGGAAGGTCTGGTTGCGGTTGCTGTCCACTCGGTGGTCTACAGCCGGATGCAGAAAAACAACCTGATCGACTTCATCCCTGATGCTCGCGGCGAGATCAACATTCCGATGTTCCTCGGCCGTGAAGTGATCGTCGATGATGGCCTTCCCCGGACCGGCTCCGTCTATGATACGTGGCTTTTCGGCACTGGCGCGACTCAGCTTGGCGTTGGCACTCCGCCCGTGGCGACCGAGGTCGAGCGGAAAGCTGGCGGCGGCAACGGCGGCGGTCAGGACGTGCTGTACTCGCGCGTCATGTGGTCCATGCACCCGACTGGTCACGCTTGGATCGGCACTGCTGGCGAGGGCGGTCCCGCCAACACAGGTACCGCGAACAGCGACCTGGACGAAGCAGGTTCGTGGGATCGCCGGTATCCCGAGCGGAAGCAGATCAAGTTCGCTCGCTTGGTCACTCGCGAAGCGTAAGGAGTAGGGGGCTTCGGCCCCCTTCTTCCAACCTTCAGTTTCGAAAGGAAACATGATGACCAAAGGACTTCCTCGCTCTCTTGCCCATGCGAACCCCATGCGTGAGGCTATCACCAAGATCAAACTGCCGATCGATCATGCGATTACTGTCACCGCGACCGGTGCGGCTATCGGGTTCGGCTCTGTCTCCTTGGGCGGTCTGCCCGAAGCCTACCTCAAGGTTCTGTCTGTCGCTGTTCAGGTTCAGTTCACTGGCCCGATCTCGGCCAATCTGACCGACACTTTCGATGGTGCCTTTGGTGTCGGTACGACCCCCGCCTCCGACGCAACGATCACTGGCACAGACGTTGATCTGATCTCCAGCACCGCGCTCGGCGCTGCGACTGCCGAAGTCTCGCCTATCAAGACCGTCGCCGATGGTGTCGATCTGGTGCTCGACAATACGGCCAACGATCTCGAGATCAACCTGAACCTGCTGATCGACGCAGCCAGCATCACCGATGATACCTCTGTCGTGATCACGGCCAATGGCATCATCGAAATCGTTCTGGTGACGATGCTCGACGACTAAGAAGGGTGCCCTCTTGGGCACTCTTCCCAACCTAAATTTAAGAGGTAGATATGATGAATATCAAGGAAGCACTTGTTCAACTCGACGCTCTCGATGACGAACAGTGGACGCAGGATGGAGCGCCCAAGACGGACGTCGTCAGCGAACTGGTCGGCAAGAAGGTCTCCCGTGCAGAAATCATCGATGCTGCCCCGAAGTTCTCGCGTGAGAACCAAGACCTGACCATCGAAGAAGAAACCAAAGCGCCGGAACAGCCTCCGGTCATCGAGACGGAAACTGGCCCTCTCGATACCTCGCTTCTGAAAGCCTTCTCCGAAATGGAGCCGATGCTCCCGCAGGAACTCGCTGACAAGGTCCTGAAAGACCTGCCGAAGGAACTCCTGCCGGAAGTCGAAAAGCTTCTGATCGGACAGATCGCTGAACTGGCTGCTCGCCAGAAAGAAGTCGACGAAATGTCCCGCAAGCTGAAACTCAGCCTCGCGACGGCCCGGACCTGGATCAGGGCTCTGATCCCCGACATGTCCAATCAGCAAGCGATCCAGGCTTACATCAAAGTCTCGGCCGAAAACCGCAATGCGAAAGCGAAGGCGGTGCATGACGCGCTCGGTGGCATGAAGATCACTGATCTTGTGAAACTGGATCCCCGTGCCGCGATCGATCGGGCATTCGCTCGCAAGACCGCTCGTGGGGGCCAACGCCCGATGAGGTAAGCTATGAGCATTGAACGCAGCCCTCGCATGATAGGACCTCAGTCTGCTAGGCTGAGGGCTGCTCTTCTCTACGCAAAGAAACGTCGTCTCAAAAGACTCGCGATTGATCCTGATCCTGATCTGCAGACTTTTACTTTTCCAGACGACGCGGCTTCGGTTTCAAATTTCAAACTGAAGGGCAACAGGGTTTCTCCTAACAGCAATCGTAAACTTAAGAGAATATCTTTCAGGACAGATGCTGCAAATGTTTCTGTCTTCGTGTTTGAAGTATCGCCGGACAACACCGCAACGATACAGAACATTCTCTTTTCTTCGTCAGCTTTTGCCTCTCTCGGAACTACCCTCCAGGAATTCGTATTCCCCACTGCTCCCATTCTGGTGGCTGGAACGCACTATGCTGTCTGCATCTATTTCGAAACAGGAATTCCTCACCTATACTATAGCAATTTGATTCCAGTCGATGGTTCCGGCGTCTTTAACTTCCATTCCTTGATAAGAAGCAATTTGGCAATTGCTGAAGGAGTTAACATCGGTGATGCTTCTGTGACGTCATCTTGGGCGATAAGCCTGATAACTGAGAGGCTAGCATGACATTCATCGTCGAAGACGGATCTGGTATCTACGAAGCGAATGCTTATGCTGGTCGTGGTTTCGTTGGCAACTATCTCGCCAGCAGAAATCGTGCTACCGCATGGGAAACAGCTTCTGAAGAAGCGCAGAAGGCTGCTATCATCGCGGCCACTGATTATATCGATCGTCGATTCGGTCCTGTCTTCCTCGGGCAGAAGCTGTATGAAGATCTCACTGTCTATGCCTCGAACATTCTTCAGATCACTGAACTCCCTGTTGACGGTGATACCATCACGATCGGGACCACCATTTACACATTTCGTAACGCCGCAGCGGTTGCATACGAAGTTACCATTGGCACGACTATCGGAGAGGCCACTGGAGCCCTTGCGGGGGCCATTGCTGGCACGGGTGGGGGCACTGGCACCCTAGCGCATCCAAGCGCCTCTGCAGACGTCCTTGCTGGGGTGGGGGACGTCATTGTGCGGGCATTGGTGGCGGGTGTGCTGGCAACGGCAATTCCCACCACAGCGAGCAATCCCAAGCACGTCTGGGACTATTCCGAACTGATCGGCGGTCTAGACGAAGCTGAACAGGTTCTCGAATTCCCGAGGACTGTGTTCACTGGAATTCCGGTGGCTCTCAAACAAGCTGTCGCAGAATATGCGGAGCGGGCGTTGGCTGGCGCTCTGATGCCTGATCCTGAAGTCGATGCAACTGGCGGCTCGTTGATCCTCAACCGTGATAAAGTGGGTCCGATTGAAAGTGAGCAGCGCTACTCCGGCGGCGTGGTTCAGATCTTCAAGAAATATCCAGCAGCAGATCGTCTACTGCTCGGTCTGATTTCCTCAGGTGGTGGGGTCATCAGGTAATGGCGATCAACTACACCAAACTCGCTGCGAAGGCACAGAAACTGATCACCAATGGTGGTCGGACAATTACTCTTGTTCGTCAGAACGAGACGCCTATCGATGCAGCGAAGCCTTGGAATGGCTCTATTCCTGCCCCTGAGACGAAGTTTGATGTTCCAGCGATGCAACTTCTGCCGAATGCTGTCCGCATCTTTGGGCTTTCTGCCTTGGGCGATGCAAGCAAACTCGATGGACTGTTGTCTGTCTCTGAATATGTGTATATCCTGTTCCAGGGAGAGGTCGATCTTCATCAGTTCACATTCGTTCGCGATGGTGGCATAGATTTCAATATCGAGGCAACTCAAGCCTTGAAGCCTGCGAACACAACTCTGCTTGGTTTTATAGGAGTGAGACGGTGAGCCTGACCTATGCCCAAGCGAATGATGAAGTTCTCGCTCAGCTGAAAGCAGTGTGGGACCCAACTGGTTACAAATTCTTCTATGAAGACATTCGTGATCAGAAAGAAACTGACATGTCGCCGTGGGCGACTGTCGTTGTCCGCCATGCGGCTGGTCAGCAAGATAGTCTCGGTGGACGTGGCAACAGATCATTCCTGCGGCTTGGCGTCCTTATTATCACGATCAACACTCCATCAGGTTCCGGCTTGTCAGAAGCGTATGCTTTGGCTAAGGTGGTGGCCGACGCATATGAAGGCGCGTCTTCACCCAATGGAGTTTGGTTCCGTAACGTTCGTATCAATGAACTCGGTCGCGATGGTACTTTCTATCAGACCAATGTGCTCGTTGATTTCGAATACACTGAAACAAAGTAAGGAGGCCACGAATGGCACAGGTCCAAAAGATCGACTCCAATATCACCGGCCTTGCCTATGCTGAGGAAGCTCAGCTTGGCCTGCTTCCCGGTGAAGGCGGACTTGGTGGGACACCGGTCTGGTATCGGTTGAACCCGAACAGCTACAGCGATTTTGGTGGTGAAGTTGTCACCGTCGCTCCCAACCCGATCAATCCGTCGCGTCAGCGCCGCAAGGGCGTTACGACTGACTTGAACGCGACTGGTGGTTTCAACCACAACCTCACGTTCGAAAACCTCACCGATCTCATGCAGGGTGTCATGTTCGCGGACATTCGTGCAAAGGGTGAAGAAGTCGTCACAGCAGTTGCTCTTGACACCATCAACCCCGACGAATATCAAGTCGCATCGACAACTGACTTCATCGTCGGCAACCTGATCATCGGTCGTGGCTTTGCCAATACAGCGAACAATGCAGTGAACGTCGTCACGGCAATCGTCGCTGGTATCTCGGTCGAAGTTGCTGATGGCTTGCTGGTCGCAGAAGCTTCTCCGCCCGCTGGCGCTGACATCAAGGTCGTCGGCTTCCAGTTCGCTGATGCAGACGCTGTGATCGATGTCTCCGGGAACCTTCCGGCTCTGACCTCGACCGCAGTCGCAGATCTCACCACACTGGGCCTCGTTCCCGGACAGTGGGTCTACATCGGTGGCGACGCAAGTGCCAACTCGTTCACCAATGCTGCGAACAACGGCTTCAAGAGGGTTCGCTCGATCACAGCTGATGCAATCACGTTCGACAAGTCGGACGCCGCGATGGTTGCAGATGCTGGTGTCATCGGCAAGGCCATTCGCCTGTTCTATGGTGATGTGCTTCGCAACGAAACTGGCTCTCTCATCGTTCGCCGGACCTACAACGTCGAACGGACGCTTGGCGCTCCCGATGATGGTTCTCCCAATGCAATCCAGTCCGAAGTGCTGATTGGCGCTGTTCCGAATGAATTCACGCTCAACGTGCCGCAGGCAGAACTTGCCAACGTCGACGTGACCTTCATCGCCACCGACAACTCTCAGCGGCTCTCTGTTGATGGTCCCAAGCAGTCCAGCGTTCAGGACTTCCGTGTCGCTCAGGAATACAACACCTCGAGCGACGTCGGCCGCAGCCGCTTGGGCATCGTGTCCGATGTTGACGAAGCCCCCTCGGCCCTGTTCGCCTACGTCACGGAAGCAAGTATCGCGATCAACAACAACGTCACACCCAACAAGGCAGTCGGTGTTCTCGGCGCTTTCGAGGTGACCGCAGGCACGTTCAATGTCTCTGGCTCGGTGACTGCCTACTTTGCCAACGTCTCGGCAACGCAGGCCGTTCGCAACAACGCCAGCGTCACCCTCGACATCAGTTTCGTCAAGGACAACACGGCTCTCATCTATGACATTCCGTTGATCTCCTTGGGCGATGGGCGTCTCAAGGTCGAAATTGACCAGCCAATCATGCTTCCGCTCAACACGGACGCTGCTTCTGGTCAGGATATCAGCACCGACCTCGATCACACTCTGCTGCTGACCTATTTCCACTATGTCCCGGACGCCGCGTAAGCGCGGCGTCTACCACACCTAAAACAGGAGAATACAGATGGGAATGTATGACATTTTCGAGACCGATGAGGATCTCGAGAACGCTGGAATCTGGCTGGACTATGGCGACTTCCGCGTGAAGATCGCATCGGCTGGTCAGGGCAACAAGAAATATGTCCGCTACGCCGAAAAGGCTCTGAAGCCGATTCGTCGGGCCATGCAGGCCGGAGCAGTTTCCAATGAGCGCTCCATGGCGATCATGTCTGATATCTATGCCAAGACGATCGTTCTCGACTGGCAGGTGAAGGGCGACGCTGGCTGGAAGCCAGGAATTGAAGGTCGTGACGGTGAAGTCCTGCCATTCAACAAAGAAGAAGTGCAGAAAGTCTTCGAGGCCCTGCCCAACCTCTTCATCGACGTGCAGGAACAGGCCAACGCGATTTCCAACTTTCGCAAGGCCGAAATCGAGGAAGACTCGGGAAACTAACTGCCGTGCTGGAGTATCAACTTCAGCACGGGCAAGTTGAGCAACAGATCATTGAGCAGGCCACGAAAAGCGGCCAGCCTATACCTAGTCGTATAGAAAATGCCCCTAGCATTATGCCGGGGCTTGAACTATACTACATAGGGTTCATGGAACTCACTTCCTCGCGTCAAATGGGCTGGAGCATTGGTCCGATACCTTGGCTCGCTATCGAACAGTATTGCATGGTGAAGGGACTTGATGAAGAACAGCAAGAGGCGATGCACCATCACATAATCGCGATGGACACCGTCTACATGAAGTATCAAGCAAAGAAACAGAAGTAATGGCCGATCTTCTTCAGTTCTCAAAAAACATAAGGCGGCGCGGTCGTCAGGTTGAGAATTCTGCTTCTAAACTTGTTCGCAGCATGGCAAAGCGAACTCTTCGTTCCCTCGTGCAGAATACCAAGGTTGATACAGGCAAGGCTCGTTCCAACTGGCGTGTTGGCCTTGGCGCTGCTCCAACTGCTGTCATTGGGCCTTATGCTCCCTATCCGAAGGGGAGCAAAGCGAATGGACGTGGCGCTGCTGAAACGGCGAATGCCGCAGCAGCGATCTCTGCTGGCAACGCTCGTATCAACTCTGTCAAAGGTGTTTCGGGTGTTGGTCTGAAGACCGCAATCTACATCGCAAATAGCGTACCGTATCTGGACAAAGCACTGCTTCCTGGAGCGGTTGAGATTTCCATTCGTGAAGCCCAAGCTGTTATCCGTGGCTTTCGTGTGTTCGACAGAAGTGCCAGCGGCGATGACGGAGGCGATCTGTAATGGTCACAGAAAACGTAACAGTCAGCTTCATTGAGAATGGTGCCCGTATTGTCAAACGCAAGATTGATGAAATCGGTCAAGCCGCGAATAATGCAACTCGTGGTATCTTCCTCCTCCAGCGTGCCCTGTTCGTCTTGGGCGGCGCAGGTATTGTGAGCAGTCTCACCAAGATGGCTGATGCACTCACCAACATGGAAAATAAACTTCGTCTCACGAGCACAAGCACGGCGAACCTCGAAGCAGTTCAAGACGCATTGTTCGAGTCTGCAAATCGCTCCCGCTCTTCTGTTGAAGCGACTGCTGACGTCTACAGCCGTATCGCTCTCTCTGCTCGTAATCTTGGTGCGAGTCAACAACAGGTGATCGCTGTTACTGAAACTCTACAAAAGGCTGCTATTGTTTCTGGTGCCTCGGCTCAGGAAGCTAATGCGGCTTTGATACAGCTTGGGCAGGGTCTTGCATCTAACCGCTTGTCCGGTGATGAACTTCGTTCTGTCCTTGAACAGCTTCCCTACGTTGCAGATATCATCGCTGATTACATGACCAAAACTGGTCAATACGGTACTGTTACTCGTGGAACATTACGTCAACTCGGCAAAGAAGGAAAACTCACTTCTCAAGTAGTGTTTGATGCGATTGCAGCCGCGCAGAATGGTGTTGATCAACTTTTCGCCCAAACGAACCCGACCATCGAGCAGGGGTTCAGAGTCGCCAGAAATAACCTGCTTAAATTCATTGATGACTTCGATGATGCGGTTGGTGCCAGCACGGCGCTCGCGAAAGCGATTATCGTTATCTCTGAGAACCTCGACATCGTTGTCGGCGTTCTTGGACTGGTGGCCGCTGGCTTCGCCCTTTCTTTCGGTGCTTCCCTTCTTGGGCGGATCAATTCCTATGTCCATGGCTTCACTCGCGCTGGCGCTGCTCTCGCTCGTTACGCATCAATTCAAGTCGCTTCCGCGAGCAAACAAGTTGCGGCGACCTCTGCAACTCTCAACGATACCCGCGCTCGTCTGCAGAACATCACAACTCGTCAAGCCCAAATAGGAGCCACGCTACGCAACGCTAAAGCTGAATATGCAGAAGCAGAAGCACAATTCGCAGGCGGGCGCGCCCGTTCCGCTGCGACTGGTCAGTTCATTGCTATGCAGGGCGCTCGTGATCGACTTACCGCTGCGACAATTCGTCTCACCGCGGCTGAGCGTGCAAACAATATCGCAACTGGAAGAAGTGCTGCCCTATCTACTGAAGTTACGGTGGCCGAGACCGCTCAGGCTGCCGCTAGGACGCGGCTAGGAGTAGCAACGGCGGCTCAGGGTGGTTTCATGGCACGCTTGGCAGGCACCTTTCCGCTGCTCACGGGACTTGTCCGTGGGGCGGCTGGTGCGTTCTCATGGCTGTTCGCTATATTGGCGGCAAATCCTATCGGTGCTGTCATCGCTGTTATTGCTGCTTTGATTGCCCTGATCTTCGCTTTTGGTGATCGTATCAAGATTACCGCTGATGGCGTGGTCAGCCTGAGAGATGCAATGATCGCAGCTTTCCAGCTTATCTACGAAGCGATATCCAGTGTCGTTGGAGTGATCATCGAATTTCTCCAGCCTGCTATTGACATCGTGAAGCAGGCATTCCTCGCCCTTGGGCAAGCCATTCTTGACGCTTTCACGGCAGTCGGTAGTTTTGTCCTCACAGTGATCAACACGATCCTCGGCACGATTGTCGGTTTCATCAACGGCACTATCCGCGCTTGGGGAACTCTTCCGGCTGCGATACTTGACATCATGAACATCATCAGGAACGGTGTTCTCACAGCAGTTGAAAATCTGGTCAATGGCTTCATTGAAGGCGTGCAAAGCATTCCTGAGAAGTTCGGTCAGGTGATGGACTCGATTGTTCAATTCGCAAGCGATGCCGTGACCTATATCTTCGACGCTTTCTCTGCACTTCCTGGAGCCATTTCAGCGATTGCTGAGAAAGCCGCAGCTTTCCTGAAACAGAAATTCCTGGAAGCAATCAACGTCATCATCAATGCTTTGAACGCTCTTCCTGGAATTGCGATCGATACCTTTGACGCGGTTGGGACTGCGGCTGGTGACATTCAATTCGATCTGCCGAGCCTTCCCAGCTTCGAACCGATCTTTGATCAGGGTCGTTTGTCTCTGGATCAATTCAAAGGTGATGTGACTGGTGCTGCCTCTGATGTCGGCAAGATCTATGCTGATGAATTCGCAAGCGCATACTCCCGCAATCTCGCTGGTGAGGCAGGTCAAGCGGTTCTTGATGCAGCAGGTAAACTCGGTCAAACGGTAATCGATCGGGCTCGTCAAAACATAGCCAACGTTCCTCCTTCCGGAACTATCTCGACAGTTCCTGGCACTCCTGTCACTCCCAACACTCCTGCTGGAACAGGTGGCGGAGCGAACGAAAAGACGTTTGCTCAGGAACTGGCTGAACTTCAGCAGAAGATCGAACTGGAGAAACAGTACGGTATCCAGAAAGAGATCAATAACCAGATCTTGTCCATCGAGAAATCAATCAAGCGCGAACTGTCTGCGACTGAGAAAGATCAGGTTGCCTCGGCGGTTCAACTGCTCGAGATCTCCAAAGCATACGGGTCCATCCTCGAGGAAATTCGTGGCCCACAGGAAGCACTGCAATTCGGTCAAGCCGCTCTCAACCAGTTGTTCGAAGAGGGAGCGATCTCTCTTGAGAACTACAATTCCAAACTGCGTGACCTCCAGATCAATGCTGACAAAGCTGCGAATACAATCGGTGGTGGGTTCAGGGCTGCAATCGGTGGAGCCATTCAGTCTGCTGGTGAGTTTGGTGAGTCGCTTGGTGGAGTTATTGTTGGAGCGGCTGGAAGAGCGGCTGATGCAATCGTTGAGTTCGCGCAGACAGGTAAACTCAACATTCGCGCTTTCTTTGCGGACTTGTTCGCTCAACTTCTGAAACTCGCTGCACAACGTCTCCTTCTTTCCTTCCTCGGTGGCTTCTTGGGCATTCCGGGTGCGAGCCTCGGTGGCAGTGGCGGACTTAGCTTCGCGACTGGTGGATCAATTCTCCCCAGCGGACCAGGATCAACCGATTCGCAAGTAGTAGCATTTGCCAAGAGACCTGATGAGCGTGTAGACATACTCACGCCGGGTCAACAACAGGCTAAGAAAAACGGGGAAGGTCAGGGTGGTGGAACCACGGTGGTTCAATCTCCTCCTGTCAATATCGCTGCTGTTCTCAGCCCAAGCGACATCATAGGGGTGTTCAATGATGGCGGTGATACGCAGATCATCAACATTCTGCAACGTAACTCGTCGACTGTAAAGCAGATCGCACAGTCCTAAGGGGAACCTATGCCATTCGCTACTGGAACAGCTAGGACGCCATCTGAACTCCTGAACGCCCTGAACACTCACCTTGTCGCAAACGGCTGGACCAAGCTGCGGGGTGAGACCGATATGGCTTGTGCTTCCCCGAAAGCTGCACGGTACTGGCGGCTCTTGGTCTGGGAAAGCCAGACTACTTCTAGCGGCTTTCGAGGTCTGCAACTTTTCAATCTTCGCACAACGTCTGGAGGTGCGAACGTCGCAACGGTCGGTGCAAATTTCTCGTGCTCGTCAGTGGGGACAGGCACCCCTTCACTTATGGTCGCGGGAGGTCTGCTGCGTTCTGCAAGCATCGCCAATCAGCCCTGGACTGTTACCTATGACTTCGGAGCGCCCACGACTATCCGCGAGTTCTACCTTCGCGGCGACTCTACTATCGGCAACTCTCCTCGTGACTTTGCTTTTCAGTGGTCAAACGATGGAGAAGTCTGGACCACGTTGAACGTCTACACCAGCATAACTTGGACGGCTTCCGAGTACAAGACTTTCACCATCACAGACGGCTTCCTTTTCAGCGACCATGTCGCGGTTGATGCCCCGCGCCGCTCGGGAGCAGCGGAAGATTTCACCACGAGTTCTAACCTCACCACAAGCGCGGGACGTGACCTGTCAGAAGACTACTGGCTGTGGCAGGGTCCTGGCTATGACGCTTCCCGCCGCGTCTACGTCCACGCACGCTCCTACTGCCGACAAGCAGCCTCAACACATGTCATCCAGTTGGACTACTCGATTGCTTACGATGCGGCGATACGCTCGTGGGCGGGGCAGGTTGGTTCAAGTGGACTCGAGCGCTGCCACCTGATGGATTCGGGCACTGTTACTTACTGGATCTACTCGAACTCGAAGCGGATCCTGTTGATCACGCGCAGCGGCGCTCAGGACTACACCTCGACTTATATCGGCTTCATGTCGGCTTTCGCTTTGCCTAATGATTATCCCTTCCCACTTCTCATCTCGACGACCATGCCTGACCGTTTCACTTACACGTCAGGAGATGTCAACGCGAGGTTGTCATCTATGGCTGATCCGGGTCTGAGCGCCACGGCTTGTCGCCTCTGGGATGGGACGTTGATCGTACCGAACAATCGCCCATCCACTGGCACGAGCAACCTCTATCTCAAGAAGCCTACCAATTCCTGGGTCTGGCCGTATCACTTTGGCTCAACTGGAATTTCTAGTAGCTGGCCTGGAGCTATCGGGTCTGACTTTAATGACTATTCTCCCGCACATATCTTTGACTACGTTAGCGCGACGCAGCAGAATGCGCTGCCACTCATTCCATGCACCGTTATGCACGACCCCTACGGCAACATCGGAGTAATGGACGGCGTTTTCGCGATCCCATCTGGTGGTATACTGACACCCACCCAGTTGATCACAATTGGCATTCAAAACTACCGCGTATTTCCGAACCGCACCCGGCGCGAATCGGTTGCTTGGTTCGCAGTTCGGGAGGACTGAGACATGACCTACAGCACAGGCACAGGTGACTACATCGCGCTGATGGCCGCGGTACTCGCACATGCCGTCGCAGATGGCTGGACAACGACCAGCGGAAACTGGCCAATCTCGAAAGGCATCGTCCGCGGCGTCGATTGGTCGACTTACACAGCGACCGAGGTTGACCGCACGCTGCTTGGCGGCGCAACCAAGACAGTTCGCTACTTGCGAATTGCGGTCGGAACGTCCCCCTCGGACGCGACCACAAACGCAGGCGCTAACGCGTCATCTGCACAAGCCGCCAACATGAACTACACTTTTACTTCGTGGCACATCTTCTCTGACCCTACGGTCAGTGACTACATCCACGTCGTCTGCAACTTCTCGAATGGGATCCATTCTGATTGCTACACTCACTTTGGCTTCGGTGCACTTGACAAGCACGGTATGACTCACACCGGCATCGTCTACGCAACGGCCAGCCCAAAGCGAGCCTATTCAATCGACACCTCGAATGGCATCTCAGCGCTCGATTGGAATGGTGGCCCTTATGGCCGCATAAATCAATTCTATACCGGGCGCAGTTTGTTCACCTTCATCCCTACCTACTACGGGCAGAACGGCTTGGTCTATATTATCGATCCCACAGTCAATCCGCTCCCTTCGAGCGGATGGCCTGCTGCCAACGTGGTGCAAGGACCTGACAACGTGGTCAATACAATCTCGCCGGACACTCATGCCCAAGCGAAACAAGACCCAAGCGAACGCTCTCTGGGCTACGAGTATAACTGGTCCACATGGGCGCAGTTCACAACACCTCAGCCTTACTCAGGCGCGATGACTATGGGGCCGCTGCCTGTGTGGATCCTACAAAACTCAGGGCCTTCGTCGAAAGTCACCTATGTCGGATCGTTCCCCAACGTGCGGACGTGCAGTCTGGAACTCTACTCGCCAAAGGACATCCTCACCTACGGAGCAGAAGAGTGGATGGTGTTCCCAATGCTGCGCTCAACTGCATGGAGCTTGACACATCTGACTGACCAAATCACGTCAGGACGCTCAGGCTACGCTTTCAAGAAGGTGCCGTGATGGCATTCATTGCACCTGGATCAATTGTTGCTTTCTGGGACAGCGATGCTGGTGCTGATCGTCTTGTGTTCAGCGGAACACAAGCGCCGCGTCAGGGCGGAAGCTATGCTGATATTGCTGAGTCGATTGCTGTTCAAGATCCGATTTTGGTGAGCAACAGCTACAGTTTTGTTGATGAAACTTCTTGGTCTGGCACTAACACTGGAACGATCACTCCCACGCAATACACCGATTTTCACTTTCGTTTTTGGGTCATTCCTGAAGAACTTCGTCTGGCGAACCCTCTCATCAACACTGACATTCCATTCATTATCTGGAGTACTTTTCCAGTTATCCAAACTCTGCAAGCGATCAACGTTTTTGGCTCCGAGGTTCTAACCTTTGATAAGACGGCTTTGGTCAGCACTATCATGGACTCTGAATATCAGAATGTCAATCTTCGTATCGGTCCCGGTGAACCCAATGTAGATGCAGTGGTCGAGTTCGTGTTTCCGCTCGGCATCGCATACCTTATCATCATCGCTACTGTCTCTGAGACTTTCAACCTCGTGCCAGATGTGCCTGTCAATGAGACATGGGAATTCCTCACAGAGATCTTGACAGCCTATGATGGTAGCGAGCAGCGCATCAGTCTGCGTCGCAATCCACGCCGGAACATGGAGTTCTCTATCGATATCATCGATCTTCAGCAGCGCCAAGAACAATATGAATTGCTGTTCAAGAACATGGGTCTTCAAGCTATCATTCCTGCTTATCAACACGCGACTCGTATAACTCAGACGACAACAATCGGTGGAAGCCGCTTGTACTTCGATGCGACCAAAACTCAAATGCGAGTTAATGAAAGCATCGCGATGATCAACATCAAAACCCAAGAGGCACAGGTGGCGAAAGTCACTGCAATTTACAGTGATGGAGTTGACATCGGCTCTGCCGTTGGGCAAGATATTGATAACGGATACTATGTCTATCCCTGCCATGCTATGATCATCCAGAATGACTCTGGCCTGACCATGCAGAGCATCACCGGAAAGATGGACATACGGGCTGAGGGTTTTGCTCAGCCCGCCCTGCCGCGTCCTGGAGCAAGCATCAGCATTGATGTTGTTGATGGCCTAAACGTCATGCGTATCCGTCCTCTTGTGAGTGCTGACGAACTCTTTGCAACTCGTGCAGAGATCGCTGACTTTGAAGTTGGCTTGAAAGCCATTCTTCGGAAAGCTGATCCTCACCCAACACTGTCAGGAAGTCGCTCTTGGTTGATCAAACGCTATGATCGTTCTGAGGATGAGGACTACATGCGCGAGTTCATCGATCAGGCTCGCGGGGCACAGAAAGCATGGCTCATGCCGACTTGGTTGCCGGACTTGACACTGGCACCTATCGCAACTCCTAATCCGCTTGAAGGAACGCTGATTGTCAACGAAGCGAACTATCCTTCGTTGTTCTTCCCGTATCCGACTTGGCAGTACATCATGATCCAGTACGGAACTCTTGCTCCGACTTTCCACAAGGTGATTGGTGCTGCTGTTCGCGATGATGGTTATGTTGATCTCAGCTTCACACCTTCTTTGGCTAATGATCCGCTCGTATCGGATATCACAATGATCAGCTTCATGCTGAAAGTTCGTGGAACCGATGTTATTCGCAGACGCCATGAACATCGTGATACGGTGTACTCGTGGGGCATCATGACAACGGATCACAGCTGATGGTATATCAAGCTCAAGAAACTGGCATTCAGAGCGGTGCTCCTCGTGAGGTATTCAAATTCACTGGGACCTATAACAGCTACTATCTCACCAGCTACTATGAAGCACTGACTGTCAACGGGCAAGTGTACTCGCCGATTGCGATTGAGCGCAACGCTCTCAAAGTCGGAACCCAAGAGGAAAATCAACTCGCTCTTGAAGTCACGCTGCCATTCACGCATCCGATAGTTCGTGAATATGCTTACGATCAAGCGCCGCCCGCTCTGGTTTGCGAGATCTACCGTGTTCATGATACAGATTACAATGATAGCGTTCTTCTGTGGAAAGGCCGCGTCACCTCATTTACTGTTGAAGGTCAGCTTGCGAAGCTGCGTGTTCCTGCTATCTTTGGATACATCATGTCTGGCTCTGCACCGACACCACGGTATCAGGCTCCCTGCAATCATGTTCTCTACGACACTCGGTGTGGCGTCAGTGAAATTCTCAATCGTCAATCTACGACTATCACTGGTGTCTTGAACAACATCATCACGGTTGCATCGAACTCATTCATTGGCACAGATCTCTATGCTGGCATGATCCAGTTGACGTCTTCCGGAGAAGCCAGAATGATTGTCAGTGTCACTGGTCTTGACATCACTGTGACCTATCCATTTTCAACTCTTACTATTGGAGACTCGGTCCAACTGTTTAGGGGTTGTGACCATAGCTTCACAACGTGTAAAACGAAGTTCAGCAACGGCGCACGCTACGGGGGGACCCCGCTGGTTCCGGAAAGAAACCCATTCACGAGCAAAATATGATCTGGTTCACCCTCTCACTATTTCTCGTCTCGTTTCTCCTTACTGCCCTGCTTGCTCCCAAGCCAGAGTTCGAGAACGCAAGGGCTGACCTACTTGACGATGTTCAGTTTCCGCAGGCGACTGAGAATGCTCCTATCCCTCTCGTCCTTGGGCAAGTTCGCTTGAATGGACCGAATACTATCTGGTACGGTGATTTCGAAGCTGTTCCGATTACGCAGAAAGTCAAGACTGGCCTGTTCAGTTCGAAGCGTGTCATCATCGGTCACTCGTACTATCTCGGTTTGGATATGGGGCTTTGCCTTGGTCCGAATGTTGATCTGCGTGAGATTTATATCGATGACGAACTCGCATGGTCTGGAACGACTGGTGGTGTAAACGAAGTCACGATCAACGTCGATCAGGGCAGTCTTTTTGGTGGCTATAAAGAAGGCGGTGGCTGGACAAGCACTGGCAAGTTCTACGGTGGTGATTTCACCCAAAGTGTGGACAGCTATCTTGAAAGCCAGATCGGTGTCGGAGACGTCCCAGCCTACAACGGCCTCAGCCATATCGTGTTCAACAAGGCTTATATCGGCGAGAGCGCTCAGCTTCGCAAAATAGCCTTCGTTCTTGAAAGTTACACCAACTCTCTCAGTCTTCCGGACAACGGAACCTGCAACGATGGCAAAGACATGAACGTGGCTGAGGCAATCTACCAGATCATGGTCGATCCTTGGCGCGGGCTTGGCGTGTCTGCCAGTGACATCGATATCGCAACCTTGCAACAGATCGGTGTTATTTTGCACGCCGAGCAGAACGGTTGCTCTGTTCTCGTTACCAGCGAGTCAGATGGCAAGGCCCTCATCACAGAGTTGCTTCGCCAGATCGATGCTATCATGTATCAAGATCCTGATACTGGCAAGGTCACGATGTCACTCATCCGTAATGACTACGTGATTGATGATCTGCCTATCTTCGACGAGAATGACATTCTTGAAGTGAAGAGTTTCACTCGCACGTCGTGGGACGAAGTTCAAGCCCAAGTGAAAGTCACCTTCCCGCAACGTGATAGTGACAGCGAAGCGGTGGCTATCTCTCAAGATATGGCTGTGGTTGCTACGATCGGTCGTCTTCGCTCCACCACCTTGAGCTTCCCATTCGTATACGATCCTAATCTGGCAAACGCAATCGCAGCTCGTGAGCTCTCTCAGCGTTCTGTTCCGCTATTCAGAGCAACTCTGGAAGTCAACAGGAATGCGAACCAGCTTCGTCCGGGACAGCCCTTCCGGTTCTCATGGCCTGACTATGGTATCATCGATCTCGTCATGCGTGTACAGCGGTTTGATCTTGGTTCTCTCACCAAGGGCAAGATCGTCATTGAAGCACTGCAAGATCGTTTCGCTTTGAGCGATGTTGTGTTCGCTCCACCTCAGACGAGTAACTGGGTCAATGTGACTTATAGCCCTGTCGACATCGTCACGTCCAGAATTGTTCAAATGCCAAGGTTCTTCACAAGCAAGCTGGGAACTCCTATCGACAAATCGATGTATGGAACTCTTGCGGTTGCAGTGAAACCCTCAAACGATTCGATTGTCTATTCGGCGCATGTGCAAGAACCTGGAGAAACAATCGCTGATGGGTCGCTCGAGCCAGCCAGCATTTTCTATTCCGGCTCTGGTCTGCTGACATCAGCTTATCCGAAATCTGCTGGCTTTGCATCTGGCTTCGATGCAACTGGTTTCGCGATGAACAGTGTATCTGGAGACTTCATCGGCGCTACGACTGTTCAGGTGAAGAATGACTTCATCAACATTATTCTTGTTGATGATGAGTTCATGGCTTTTGAAAGCGCAATCGACGGAGGCAGCGGCAACTGGACGATGTCGAATATCTATCGCGGTCTTTTCGGAAGCCAGATCGCTGCTCACTCCTTGGGCGCTCGTGTCTACTCTGTGCCTATTGAAGCGTTCGGTGATGGAAACTTGTCTTTCATTACTGGGGAAGATTACAATTTCCGTCTTCTTGACACGGCTGGCGGCGTGACCCAAGTGCCGGAGGAGATCACTCCTCAAGTCATGAATATCAGTTCTGCAAACAACATCAATGACAAACCTGTCCGTCCAGGTTATGTTCAACTGAATGGAACTCGGACGTACAATCCCATCATCACGTCTATCGTCGCACTTCCGTTGACTTGGAGGCCGAGAGACTATCGCGTGCTTCCAGTGACGTTCGAAGATGGTGCTGCTGAAACTCCTGCTTGGAGTGAAAGCTACGAGATTGATGTTTTTGTCAGTGGAGTGAGAAATGCTACTTTGTCTGGAACTGTTGGCGCTGGCGTGACGACTTACAATGTTCCGTTCAATTTAACAGAAATAAATTCTGAAAATGTTGAAATAAAAGTAACTTCTGTAGATGTTGATTTGAATAAATCTCCTTATCCATCTATCTTTCCAATTATTCTAAAACAAAAAGATTATGTCTTGACATCTGGTGATATGCAGAGTGGGTCTGATGTGGTATTAACATCTGGCGACATGCAGAGTGGATCTGATAGAATAAAGCTGTCTGGGGCATAACAATGGCTGACAAAACAATCACTGATCTAACTGCATCTGGCCCTCTTGATGGTTTGGAAATATTCCACATAGTTCAAAGTGGAAATAGCAGAAAAACTACTCTGCTAGAAGTTTTGAAAGCTG